TAGACATTATCTTTTATTGAAATCCTCTATAGGAAAAAATTGGGGAAAAAAATTTTTCGACCTTTTTTGAAATCAAAATTGAATTTTGATTTTGATTAATCGCAAGGCATATCTTGTGGATTTTCTAGTTCTACATCGAACAAACAAGGGTGTGCTTCTTCATCTATAAGATAAAAGGACGAACGATACAAATCCTCTGGTTCAAACCTTCTTTGTAAATCTGCCTGTTTCATTAACTCTGGGTCTTCATACGCATAATGCGGTAGTTCATCAAACGTAAAAGGAATTTCATTGATAAAATACATTTTCACAATCATAATACCTTCATTATACCAGCAGTAGGCATATGTGATTTTGTATTTCATTTTATTGACTTTACATACTTGTATTTAACTCATTCAGTTCACCACGAAGTTCAGCAAGTTTTGCCGTTGCAAGACACTCCACACACGTCCAATATGTTTCCCCACTAATCGGGAAGTTCTCGTCTACAAAATGTGCTGCCATATCTTCCTGCATTTCACGCAGGTCGGCAAGGGTGTCTCGGGAAATCATCATAAGCAAACCTCTTTCGGTACTCCAATATTCTAGCACAAAAAGACCCCCTTATGTGGGGGTCTGTGCCACTTTGGAAAGTGTCTCAACCAAAAACTTTTTTATAAACTTCGTCCAATCTTTCTTTTAGAACATCATTTTCTGTTTTCAGTTCCTTAACTGCTTCCACCAAAGCACCAATCACACCGTTATAATTAACTGTTTTGATTTCTTCACCATTTACAAGTTGTGGTAATACTTTTTCAACTTCTTGTGCGATAACACCAGCAGAAGACCTATTGCTGTCTTTCCAGTCAAAGGTTACACCACTAATTTTAATCACCTTTGAAAGTGAATCTTCAATTTGTTGAATATTAGTTTTTAAGTTAATATCTGATGTTGAGTTGAAATCAGTAGCAGTTATAATACCACTAGTGTTTATATTAATAGTAGAACTTACGTTATTGGCAGTAGTTGCTGTACCTGTTAAGTTTCCTACAAAACTAGAAGAAGTTATAATACCAGAAGTATTGATACTAGCAGTTGTGGAGAATCCAAGAGCAGTAGTTGCTGTTGTTGCTGTACCTGTTAAGTTTCCTACAAAACTAGAAGCAGTTATAATACCAGAAGTATTAATATTAATAGTGGAACTTACGTTATTAGCAGTAGTTGCTGTTCCAGTAAGATTTCCAGTAAAACTAGAAGCAGTTATAATACCACTAGTGTTTATATTAATAGTAGAACTTACGTTATTGGCAGTAGTTGCTGTTCCAGTAAGATTTCCAGTAAAACTAGAAGCAGTTATAATACCACTAGTGTTTATATTAATAGTAGAACTTACGTTATTGGCAGTAGTTGCTGTTCCAGTAAGATTTCCAGTGAAACTAGAAGCAGTTATAATGCCTGATGCTTTTACATTACCAACAACATCAAGTTTTACTGTTGGTTGTGTAGAACCTATACCAACACCAGTTTGATTAATCCTTACTTGTTCGTTTGCTGATAATACCCCACCAACAAAGAATGAAAGATATTTTGCTGTATTACTAGTAGCAATACCAATTGATAAACTACCATCAGAAGTATATAAATATCCGTCTAATGCTTCATTGATCGTCCAAGAACCAGAAGAGAAAGCACTATTATTAATACCTAAGTCAATAAAGTTAGTTGTATCAGACCCAGTATCTGCCGTAGCAATCAAATCAGCAGAGGCACTTGCGCCAGCAAATGAGTTTCTTATATTAAGTTGTGTGTAACCATCTATACCACCAGTAAAATCAGCAATCGCATGGGTTAGGCCAGTAGTTGGAAGAGCATTATTGGTAATTGTAAGTTTATATTCTGGAATTGTGGTTCCAATACCAATCGAACCAGTAGGACTTACAATAAAAGCAGTTCCGTCTGGACTTGTTTCATCTTCAACTATCAGAGCATTTCCAGAACCAGTTTGAGTAATTCTTACTGCATTTGATGATGTATTACTAGAAACAATTAACTGTTGAAGAGTTCCAACAGTTGTAATGCCAGCAGCAGTAGTAACACTATTTGCAAGTGTAGTAGAACTTAAAACTGGATTATCATTAATTTGATAAACTTTTCCAATTGCAAGGTTAAAATTTTCACTTGATTTTAATGCACTTGAACCATAGTTCCATAGTAAAGTTTTTTGAATTGATGTTGAACCAATCGTAATTCCAGCACCATCAAGAACAATATCACTTGTTTCTGAAACTGCAACTCCAATTGTTGAAGCACTTGATTGTATAATTGCTTGTGTGGTTGTAATTGTAGTACCATCAACTTGAAGATTTCCAAGAATTCTTACAGTTCCTGTGGTTACACCAACTTTATATGGATCAATAAAAATTGTATTTGGACCACTAATAATGCCTGTGGTAAATCCAACATTTTGAGTTGAAATACCAGTAGAAAAAGTAGTAGCAGTTATAATACCAGAAGTATTAATATTAATAGTAGAACTTACGTTATTTGCAGTGGTTGCTGTTCCAGAGAAAGTGGTAGCAGTAATAATTCCTGCTCTAAAGTTTCCACTTGCATCACGAGCAACAATCGCACTTGCTGTATTGAGATGTGTTGCGTCTGATGTTACTGTAAATGTAACTGCAGTTCCTGTTGCTTGATTTGCAGTAAAAGTTGCAATACCAGACAATCCTGTTCCAGATGTTTTGAGGTCTAATGTCCCATTACCAACAGTAATTCCACTAGTTGTTACTCCAGTAATAATTCCTTTATCATTAACTGAAATAGATGGAATGGAAGTACTTGAACCATAAGTTGCAGAAGTAACACCAGAAAGTGATAATGTTACTGCCAATCCAACATTTTGAGTTCCATCAAATGCAACCGAAGAAGCGGTAGAAACATCACCACTGACACTAAAATATCTTGTGTTTTGCAATTGCGTAGCAGTAGATGCTATACCAGTAATAGTACCTTCAACTGACCCTACAAATTTAGTAGCAGTCACAATACCAGAAGTATTAATATTGATAGTAGAACTTACGTTATTTGCAGTGGTTGCTGTTCCTGTAAGATTTCCAACAAAACCTCCAGTAGCAGTTATAATTCCAGTAGTGTTTACACTAGCAGTTGTTGTTAAACCAGAAGCAGTGGTTGCTGTTGCAACATTTCCAGAAATACTAATATTATAAGTTCCAGATAGTCTAGCAGGGTCAATAGTTCCAGTAGTTATATTTGCCGCATCTGCAAGATTTGTAGCAGTTGTAGCAGTTCCTTGGAAAGTTGGAGCAGTAACAGTACCTATGAATCTACCAGTACCATTTACATCCAATCCTGCTGTTGGTATATTTGTTCCAATTCCTAGATATTTTGCAGCAGGATTAAAAATAATATAATTGTGTGACGAAGAAACACTGGAAATAGTTCCAGAAGTTTGAGGAGTAACTAAAAGATACTGATATTCACCAGTATTAATTGCAGATGATTGGTTCGTTAATAAACCAGTTAAACTAACACCAGAACCAACAAAACCAGTAGCACTTACAACACCCGAGATATTTGCATTTCCACTTACATTTAATTTTTCAGTCAGAACTGTTGTTCCTATACCAACTGAATAAGTATCTGATATAACTAAATTTGATACAACTTTTCCACCGATTGAAACGTCTGTACTGATAGCAACAGTAGGTGCGTTAAGGTTTAAATTTCCCGCATAAGTGATGGTAGAGGATGCTATAGAAATTGTTGGCGTACCAGGGTCACCAACAAAGTTTATCCCCTTTACTCCAAAGTTTTTATCTGCCATCGGTCTTTTTAGTTATTTATGAATTGAGAACTAAGCATACCGAAAAACATAATATAAGTTTCAGTATTAGAGTAAGGTATTTCTTGCAAATCTATAAGTCGTCAATCCACTAATATCAGTTTGTGGAGTTGCTTGAAGAATGCAATTTCCTCCACTAATTGTTGCTCCAATAGAAACAATCAATGAATTATTATAAACTACTGCATACTCAGAAGAATATGCAGTAGATTGGTCTTGTGTTACGAGAACCTTCTGTGCCTGAATATAAGAACCAAAACCAATATGAACTGTATATTCAGCAACCTTAAAGTCAGTAGAAGAGACAGAAAAACTATCTATTGTTGTGGAAACCCCAACAGACGCATCAAATGTTCCAACTCCAGTTTTTACTCCATAAGTCTCAACTTGAAGTGGTGTTCTTGGATTTGTGGTTCCAATACCCAAACTTCCACTTGATGGAATATAGGTTAATGTGCTACTTACTAAATTAGATGTTATAGTGCCACTAGTGGCACTTACAAACCCAATATATTGAGGAGCAGTTGTAGAAGAAGTTGATACTGTATTGGATAACAAATCAGTTAGATTGGAACCAGAACCAGAAAATGAAGTAGCAGTAACAGTACCAGTAAAGTTACCATCACCAACAACGTGAAGTTTTGATGACGGATTTGTAGTTCCAATGCCAACAGAACCATTGAAGTATCCACCACTCTCCACTTGAAGTGCTTGTGTTGCAGTTCCTGTTGTAGTTGCTCTCCCTACTAGTATTGGACCATTTGCAAATGTAGAAAGTCCTATGACAGATATAGTATTAAATGATTGACCTGTTGTTGAAATATTACCTACTAAATTTCCATAAAATGTGGAGGCAGTTATAATACCTGAAGTATTAATATTGATTGTAGAACTTACGTTATTGGCAGTAGTTGCTGTACCAGTAAGATTACCAGTAAAACTAGAGGCAGTTATAATACCTGAAGTATTGATACTAGCAGTTGTAGAGAAACCAAGAGCAGTAGTTGCAGTGGTTGCTGTACCAGCAAGATTACCAGTAAAACTAGAGGCAGTTATAATACCAGAAGTATTGATATTAATAGTAGAACTTACGTTATTTGCAGTGGTTGCTGTAGTTGCTGTACCAGTAAGATTACCAGTAAAACTAGAGGCAGTTATAATACCAGTAAATCTTGCATTACCTACTACATCTAGTGGCACTGTTGGTTGTGTGGAACCTATACCAATATTTCCACTCAAATATACAAAGTCAGATGCCCCTGCTAATAGTCCATTACTTGCCTTATATGATATTGAATTTACATTTCCTGGTCCAACTAAATCCGTTACGGTAATTCTAACTGTTGCAATACCAGTTTGTTGCGTTACTGCTGCACCAACAAAATCTACTGTTACCCCAGTACCAACAAAATTAAACTTATTAAAACTATTTGCGGCACCAACCTGAATACTGTTATTAAATACTGTAAAAGAACCAGGAATTAATCCACCACCAGACAATTGAGAAGAAGCAACCCAATATCTTTTCCCAGTATTTTCACTATTAGAAATTAAAACATATTGAGTTCCAGCAATTGGAGCAGGATTTGCACCAATAGAAGAAATACCAACTAATGGGTCTCCCAAATCTGGTTCTGCTTGGTCTAAACCCAAAAATTCATAACGGTCTGTTGTAAGACCAGTTTGTGATTTCTTTTTAACTCTCTTGCTGAGAAATCCTGGAGTTGCCATTTATCTATTATTGATTTGAGGTTTCAAGAACACTTGTAATAAACTTAAGTTTTGCTGGGGTCGTACTTGCACTTCCACTGATTGTAATAAAATCACCAGTTTCCAATACCAATTTACCAGGTAATAGATTTACTGTATCGTTTGCTGGAATGTAAAAATCTTTTACTATTTCTGTGGTTACAGTTGAACCAGAACTTACACGATTATGATACCAACTAATTGATTGAGTGCTAGTACTAATATTAGCACATTGAGCTAATAAAAATACTCCAACATATCCTGCGGGTGCTGTGTAAACAATATCAGTTGTCAACCCAACAACTTTGGTATATGTTTTAAAATTATTTACTGCTGCTGCCGCAATTGCCATTTCTAATACTCCTCCTTAATCTGATAGTGCAAGAATAAATGGTGTCATAGTAGTGAATAGTGCTTTTGTAAAATCTCTACCTGATATTTGACCTGTTGATTGGTTAATCACAACACCATCACCAATATTAAAATTACCTGATTGGTCTGTACTTGTATAAGTTACAGTTCCACCGTCAATTTGAACTACTTTATTTTCGGGGATCACAACACCACCAAGAGCAGGTTTTGCTGTAAAAATGTTTGTACCAGCACCAACGTGTTCGAATGAAATTGTAGATGCTAGTTGTAAACTTCCTCTTGCAAAATATACAGTTGTTCCAGCACTAACTGTATTATTTAGTGTCTGTAAAAATGTGACCGTAGAAATTCCAGAAGATGGTAAAGTCGCAGAAGAAACCTTATAATAAATTGGTTGATAATTGGAAACAGAAGCAGTTGCTGTTGTTCCCGCACCTGCTGGACCTTCAATTGTAACTGTTGCACCAGCATTCAAATATTGTGAACCAGAATTTAAAAGATTAATTGCAGTGACTGAACCATTTACAACTGTTGCTGATGCTTGTGCGGCAACTCCATTTGGTCCAGTTGGATCACTAATCGTAACAGTTGGTTGACCTGTGTATCCAGAACCACCATTATCTACTTGAATAGTATTAATATTATAATATAAAGTTCCAAAGTAACAAGATTGTCCATCATAAGGACGATTAGTTCCAACACCAGAAATCGTAATTACATTTGACCTTGCTGTTGCTTCTGTTGTTGCGGTTCCAGTGTAACGATAGATGGATTTTGTTGTATTGTCACCAACACCAACTGAATAAAGACCATAATTACCAAACGATGAGTTGGAGTTTGTAATATCACACTGTCCTCCAGATGCTGTATAAATTGCTATATCATCACAAATAGTAAAGATGGAAACTAATTGTGAGTATCCACCATTTGTGATCGAAACTCCAATTCCACCTTGATTGTATTGAGTATAACTATCAACACTCATTGAACCAGTTACACCAATATCATCTTGGTCTCCTGGTTCTGCTGTAAATCCATCTACTTTGAGACCAATACTATTTGCAATAAAGTTAGTACAGTTACGAATATAAGGTCCTTTATCAATATTTCCAACACCTGGAGAGAATGATGGGTCATTTTCGACTGATGTACCAAGACCCGAATTTCCAGGATATGTTGTATTAATTCCCACACCAAGAACACTCAATCCTTGATTGATAATTGTTGTAACTACCCCAACACAGGAGTAAATTGCTGATACGACATTCGCACAACCACTTAGACTTTCATTGCCGTATGCACCATCAGGTTGCATACTTAAATCTTTTACTTGAGTATAATATGTTTGATAATTTCCACCACTTGTTTTTGCAAATGAAACATTATTGATGCATGATCTAGCAATTCCAGCAGCATAGTTTAGTGCATCAATCGTCTCTGTTTTCACTCCAACAATATGCTGAAGTGCTCCTGCTTCGGTATAGTATGATTTTCCTGCCCCCACACACTTAGAATTTCCACCTCTAGTAATATCATAACAAACTGCTTTAAAAATGGATATAATATCTTCTTTGCAATTTCTTATTGTGCTTACACCAATTGTAAATGCTGGACTTCTATAATCAGTGCTTGTCAAATATCCTACTGTTTCACTCGCAATAAAATCAAGATTGAGACGAATCATTCTTGCTGCATCAAAAAATCTATCTGATGAAACACCAGATAATGGAACAAATGACACAACTGCTGCATTGTTAGTTGCAGGAGAACCATTAAAACTTAGGTTAGTCATATGACAACCGTTATTTACATAAAATAAGTCTAGACCTGGAGATTGTGGAGTTACAATACAGTTTCGAAGTTCTGTTCCTTGAATTGAAACATTCCTTGCTAATGTGATGGGATTATTTTCAACATAAGTTCCAGGAAAAACCTTAATTGTATCTCCAGGTAATGCAAGTGCTGCTGCTGCTTTGATTGTTCTTTTTGCGTCACTTTCCACTAATCCAGTGTTTGTGTCACTGCCTTCAAAAGCAACGTAAATTGTTTTACCAATTGAAGTTTTGATTCCAACTTGAACTGTTCCTTTTCCAATTGCTTGAGAAGATGTTAAAGTGAGACCAGTTCCTACTGTAAGTTGAGTTACAATACCAACTAAATTAATTCCACTACCAGAAAAGAAAGATGCAGTCGCAATGCCAGTAGAATTTAATTCACTTATATTGGCAACACCAAGAGATGTGATTCCTGATACTGTCAAATTAGTTACACTAGCAATACCCCCGATAACATTTGTTGCTGTTGTTGCTGTCGATGCCTGAGAATCACCAGTAATAGTAATATTATAAGTTCCAGATAATCTTGCGGGGTCTATTATACCAGTTGTTATATTTGCAGCATCTGCAAGGTTTGTAGCAGTTGTAGCAGTACCAGTTAGATTTCCACTAAATGTAGTCGCAGTAAGTATACCTGTACTAATATTAATTTGATCTATGGTCGCAATACCAATATAAGAATTAGTGATTGAAGCAAAACCAATAGTTGCAATTCCAACACTTGCAATTTCAGTATTGATTTCATCCAAAGTCGCAAGTTGTAATGCTCTAACATAATCAACAGTCAAATTAGTAATACTAGCAGTATTAATACCTGATAATGTATTTGCTGTTAAAATTCCAACACTTGCATTTGGTGTCGAAAAACTGGATGCTGTTAAAAACCCTACAGTGGAAACTCCAGAAACACTGCTATTGGTTGCATTCAAAAATCCTATAGTAGCAATTCCAATCGAAGAAGATATAATTGTAGAATATCCAATCGTTGCAGTATTCGTTACTGTTAGATCTGTAACTGATGCAACACCTAAAGTAGAAAATCCAGTAATGTTTAAACTTGTTCCAGTAACATTACCACCAGAAAGATTTGTAGCAGTAGTCGCAGTTGCCGCATTTCCAGTAATATCAATAGCATAAAGACCTGGTGTTAAATTTGATGCAGTTGCAGCAGAAGAAACATTAATATTATATGTTCCTTGCATTCTTGCTGGA